CTGTTGTGGAGTTGGTTCTTCTAATTGTTTTAGTTCTAGTTCTGTTGCCTTTTTTTGTTCTTTTTGAACAATTTCTTTGTCTTGAACTACCTCACCCTCTAACTTAGCAACTTTTAGTCTTTGTTCAGATTCCTCTTTATTTAACTTGTCTAAATCTGCCTGTCGATTTTGTATTATTCTTTCAGCATCTTTCCTTTGTTTTTCACTTTTAGCTGTCGATGCCCTCTCTCTCTGTTTTTCAATAATCCCCTGTAAACGATTTCTGTCACTTTGATTACCCTCTTCCAACTCTTGTAATTTTTTACTTTCCCTTTCAAGTCTTTGTTCGGCAGTTCCACCAAACTTACCAAAGGTTAAAGTATATATGGCATCAGAAATAAAAGCTTTTACACTATCTAATATTCCAAAGAAATAATTTTTGATATTCTCAATAAGTTTATTGAACGCATCTTTTATTAAACCAAATGCATCATCTGTTCCCTCAAGGGATTCTATACCAAATATATTTCCTATAATATTAAAAATACCTGTGAGTAAGTTATTAATTGTATCTTTAAAGAATGTAAATAGAGTACCTATTATTTTTTTAATACCACCTAAAATATCACCCTCTTTAAATAAATCTATGGCTTCACCAATACCCTTAAACATTTCTAAGAAAATTTGAAATTGTCTAACTAATACGTCTTTTAAAAATACGACTATTGGTTTTATATTATTTTCGTATATATCTTTAAGTATAGGAACTAAAGTCTCTTGAAAAAAAGCTGCAAATCTTTTTATTGCTGGAACACCTTCCTCAAGAATAAATGTTTTGAGTTTTTCAAATAAGTCACTATTTAAAAATGCAAGTAAAGCTGGAAGAAAAAGAAATAAAACTGCCTTTTTAAGTGCGTTCATAACAAAACCAAATAAATTTTTCGCACCACCAGCTGCACCTCCAAGAACACTTCCAAGTCCTTTGATTAATCCACCAGTTAAATTAAGTAAACCCTTTGCCACATTCCCTAAAGTTAATTGACTTTGAACAAAATATCTAAGTTGTGTTAACCTAAATTTTGCCTCTTCTTTAGCTCTAGTTGCGATTCCTAAACGATTTTTCTTTGCTTGTCTTTGTTTTTGTTTTTCAATTTTTAATAACATTGCCTGATATTGTGAATCTTTTTCAGCATTTTGACCTGATTGTTCAAGTAATTTTCTTCTTTCATCTGCGGCTTTAACATCATCGTCTATTGATTTTTGCATATTCTCTCTAGCTTCTAGTTCCTCAGCACTAATGTTAAAGAGTTTCATTGTTGCTTCTTTTTCTTCTGCATCTTTTTTTTCTTTTTCAGCTTTTTCTTTTTCGTCTTTTTGTTCTTTCTCCTGTTTTGCTTGGTCATCTCTTTTCATTTGTTCTTCTGCAATATTGTTTGTATTTTCTTGAGCTGCAACCATACCTCTAATTGTCTCATCAGTGGTACTGCTACTTTCAGTCGCACTTTTTCTATTTTCTTGCATTTCTACAATTACGTCTTTAAAAGCAAGCACTTCAGCCATTACTTCTTACTCGATCCTGTGTAAAGTCCAAACCATGCAGCTCCAGCACCCACTACGATACTAACTAAACCACTTTGTTCCATAGATGGTGCAGAGAGTTCCATATACCACATGACAACTGCATAGAGTAGATAGATGTATGTTGTTATGAATATTCGTGGAAAGATTCTCCACTGGTCAACCGCACGAGCCATGTCTATCCATTTTTGGTAACAGTTAACCTCTTGACTTTGATCTTTCTTTTTCGGTTCGTTCATTTTCTTCCTTTATGTGTTCTGCGAGTAATCCCACATATATTTCTCTCTCCCATGGCATCATATTTTCTAATTCTGTTAAACTATATTTATGATGTTGCATCAATGCAAAGTTTGTTTTAAAGTAATTAAACAAACTATCATGAGAGAGTGCTATTCTAAAAAACTTTGCAGGCCCTCCAACACAACCTGACTTTTTACTTTTGTTTTTGGATTAGTTATTGACACGATATGACGTAATTTGGGCATACTGTCAAAAAAATCTGTTATTTTTTTGAAATTTTCTGTATCTAAGGACTCAACAAATTCATCAATTTCTTTTTCTGTCATGTCAGTTTTGTTAAATATTTGGTCATCAAAATGTATTTCATGAATACATCCATTGATGGTAGAGAACATTTGTTGAATCTCGTTACCAGCCTTGACGTTACTTACATCTACGAACAATGGATATCTAAAAACCATTTTAACTTTTTCAGTTAACTGAATTTCATTTGTGTGTTCATCTTTCATTTGAACATCAATTTCGTCAAGATTGATTTGCACTTCTGATCTTGTTACTCCATCATCTGGACAAGTTACCATGACCCTTGTTTTACTTCCTACTGCTTTTGATCTGATTTGTAAAAATATATACTCAACATCAAATACAGGAGATTTTTCAATATCAATTTTGTTAAAAGTACATGATGAAACTAAATCAATCATTGCATTTGTTATTTGTTTTTCATCATTTGACTCTTGAGCCATCATTAATACTTTTTGTTCTTTAATTAAAAATGGTCTGTATTTTATATTTTTACCTGTTGATGGTAACTGCAACTCATAGGTTGGTGTTTCTAGTTTTGGTAAAGCCATAATTTTTCATCCTTTAATTATAATCTACTTAATACTTTTGGTATCTGTGAAAGAATTTGTCTTTCTACTGTGTCACCTAAAACATCTCTCACTCTATCACCCAATGGTTTAGGTAAATCTGATTCGTCTGCAAGTGATTTCCAATATCTGTACGACCAAGTAACTTGCATAGTTGATAACTGGTCATTAGCTGCATAATCTAGTCCTATAGAACCAATACTTTTTGGAAAACACTCTACTAATTGCACTCCATATCTTCTTCTATTAGTTTTATCTAACTGGTAAATATCCATCGCACCCACATACTGATCGTAGTATTGCATTGCCCAAGTTTGTGGGTTGTAACACAATCGTTGCCAAGTCTCAAATAATTGTTTTTCTTTTAAATCTTGAGACATCTGAAAAGTTGCGGTGATGTCTGAATATGTAACACCTTGCACAATGTCTCTAGTTGGGCCATAGATGTTTGTGTCTGCAACAGTTTCTAAGTCACGGCCTGGAAAATCTATTTGACTACATCGTAAACCAGTGGTTCTAACAATTCCCTCTTTAGTATTTTCTTGCATCGTCTGACTGAAAATGTTAATTAAATTTTTATTTCCCTTTCTTCCTGTTGGTGGATACAACACGACCTCATAACGATTCGGTTGTGCATATCCACTGTCCTCACGAAACTCTGCGAGAACTTCATTCAACACTCCGTATGCAGAACCCTCTAATAATCTTCCTAATGGTGAACTTGGCATTTAACGTATCATCCTTCTACTATCTGACCACACTTTTCTTGATGAGGCCTTTCTAAATTGTTGTACAGGTAACATTGTTGCGATCACAAATTCATCTGCGTCTATTCTACGAAATTGTGACTTTGTATACCCTTTCAAGTATTTATGTAAAGTTGGTTGAACTAACTTTATTCTTTTTACACTGTCGTATGTTACCCTAAGTCTTGTAGATTCATCTAATTTGTCATTGTTAAGAAAACGTGTTGTAAGTTTATCTAATAACATCGCCCTAAGAGGTATGGGTAGATAGTGAAAATTAATCCCAAGAAACCCCTCTGAGTAATATTCTAGTGGTAATACTAGAGGAAATATATCATAGTATGGTAATTTTTCTTTTAACTTTGGATCATAGATAAACATATTGAGTTTACCAATGAAGGGTATGTCTTTACGTTTTCCCTCTCTAACTAATTGTGCAGAAGTAGGTTTTCCAAACTCTTTTACTTTTTGACGATACCATTCAATAGATAAGTCTCTTCCACCAACTGCTTTTTTGAGTGATTGAATGTATTTACTTTGAGCCATATAATTATTTATACTGAGGGTTCAAATGGTCTTCAGTCAGTATCTTAAACTCCATGTTTTGGTCTTTACAATACTCTGTTGCAGATTTCCACTTTGCAGAGTTAACACCCCAATTCTCTACATCTTTATACCACTTTTTTGTTTTACGTTTTGGGTTCTTTACTGGTGGTTTGGTTTGGTATTTTGGTTTGACCTCTATGATAAATTTTTTTGTTCCACCATTTGACTGTTTCACTTTTATGTAGAAGTCTGGAAAGTAACGATGTATTCTACCATCCCATGGCGACCTATAAGGTATGATAACCTCTTCACTACCCCACTCTAGTATTGCATCTGTGTTATCACAGTAAACCATAAGTTTACGTTCCCAGAGTGATCGGTATATCACTTGAGAAGAATCACCCTTATATTTCTTGGGGTTTATTGGTTTGTATCTACCTTTATATGACATGGTGTATAAATAATAAAAAAAGTTGTAAGGATATTTATATGCCAATAGATTTTGCTAGAAATGCAGCCGCACAAATAGGGACTACGGTATTTAGAAAAGTTGCTGGTGACCTCAATGGAGTTATCAGTGGTTCAGAGGGTGGGACAGGAGATTCTACGTCACCAGCTGCACCGCTTGAAAGAACAAAATTTAGTACAAAAAACTTAGCATTTCCACTTGACTTGCAATCAGGTGACCCAGGCCTAGGTAATCATGGACACTATATGATGTTTTTTATTAACCAGAATAATCCTTCTGAATTATCTTTTGGTGGTAATGAACAAAATGGTGCAGATAATGAGAAAAAAGCAAAAAGTGAGTATGGGATACAAAACCCAAAGAGTAATAAATCATCCTCTTATTATGAACCAAAAAAAGTAAATACACAAAAGGCAATAAAATCTGGAGCAACACAATCAAATGTACCATCGGACTATCAAGGTGCAGACTTTCCAATCACAAATAATAATGGGCCAACAGAAAAAGAACATGACAGGAGTGGAGACCCAGAATTAACAAAACAAGAAACTGATGGAGAAAAAATTGCAGTTAATGAAGTGGATAAACCACCAAAAACAAGTGGTAGTACACTTTATATTTCAAGACCAGCATCAACAAGATTAGATACTGCAATTACTTTGTATATGCCACCACAGGTTAGTGTTGCTTATGGTGCAAATTATAGTGATACACCGATTGGTAGTATGACCAAAGCTGCAGTAGACCTTTTTGACACCGTGACCAGTGGAAAAGCATTAGAAAGTATAGTTGGACAAGGTTTGGACGTTGTAAGAACAGCTGCACAAGATGTAGCATTAACCAAACTACTCGGACTCGCAGATGGATTAGGATTTACAGGTGCTAAAGCTGCATACGAGATTGGAAAAGGTCAGATAGTTGCAGACAGAATGGAACTTGCATTTCAAGGTATTAATAAAAGAAAATTTTCATACACATTTAAAATGATGCCCAGGAATGAAGCAGAAGCAATAGAAATTAAAGAAATATGTAGAGCATTTAGGTATCATATGTTACCAGAATTTGCAGATGGTGATAGGTCTGGTAGAAGATTGATAACACCAAACACATTTAACATTCAATATATGTATTTAAGTAAACAAAATAAATTTCTTGATCCAATATCAGAGTGTGTATTGACAAACATGGCTGTATCCTATGGTGGTGAAAGATTTAGAACTTTTGACCCAGACAATAATACTGATACTCCACCCCCTGTGGAAACATCAGTGCAGTTGGAATTTGCAGAACTAGAATTGATAACAAGAGATAGAATACAAGATGAGGAAGAACAATTCGCATACAGACACGATAACCTCACAAACCCAGAGATGCAAGCATAATGTATTTTTCAGAATTTCCAGTAATACTTTACGATTCTAAAGAGGTAACTAACCTTTTGAGGCGTGTTGCAATTCGGTCAAAGGTGAAAACGAATGTGATGTTTTTTGATACCTACGATGTGAAAGAAGGAGAGACACCAGAAATCATTGCAGATAAATTGTATGACGACCCACAGTTGCACTGGATTGTATTAATGGTTAATAACATTGTTGATAGGTATCATGGATGGCCAATGTCTGGTAATCAATTTCTTGATTATGTAAATGAAAAATATTTAGACTCAGAAGGTGATCCAAATCCAAGTGGAGTACATCATTATGAAATAGAACAAAGTTCTGGTGATACAACTGTAAAAATAAACATAGGAACAGATAACACAGATTACTCGTCTGCAACACCCATAACAAATTATGAGTATGAGGAAGAGGAACAAAATAAAAAAAGACAAATAAGGTTACTAGACCCAAAATTTGTTAATGATTTTGTTGATGAATTTAAAGAATTGATGCAAGAATCAATCATCTAATATGACGACTGCAAGAGATAAACTTCAATATGCTGGTGATTACACCATTGAAAAACTTAAAATCCATACCATAAAAGGATTTTTTGATTTATCAAATACAATGGTACAGCTTGATTTATTTGAAAATATATTTTCACACGCAATATCTGGAAGTCTTGTATTCGTAGACACCGACAACATACTTATTAATTGTCCAATCGTAGGTCAGGAATATTTGGAACTAAAAATATCTTCTCCTGGCATTTCTGGTACAGATGCAATAGATTTTAGTGAAAATGTTTTATCTGTTTACAAAATAGGTTATGTCAATGATATATCAAAGGGTGGTCAAATGGTTGAGTTACATTTGATATCACCAGAATTTTTAAAAAATCAAAGATTGAGGGTTAGTAAGTTTTACGAGGAACAATCCACCGACCAAA